GAAGTCGGATCAATGGATCGCTGACAATGGCCCGAGAATACTACAGCTTATTGATGAAGGAGACATGGATGGCGTAAGTGATCTTGTTGAAGAAGCAGGAGAGTTTTCTAGCGCAGCACAAAAATATGTCAACGCAAGCATTAATTCAAAAAACGCGAGAGACAAGCTAGAAGCGGCTGCAATAGAAGAAAAGAAAGGGCCAAGCTTAAAAGTTTTTGAGGAGCAAATTGAAAACTTGCCAGAAGAGTTCCAGAAAAAGTTGCAGCCTTTGTGGAATGCTTACAAGAAAGCTTCTGAAGGCTGGGACACCGAAAGTGAAACTTGGAAAACAGGGACAAGACTTGCGGCAAAAAATATAGAGGATCAGCTTCGAGGGCAAATAAACTCAATCAGCAACAACATTGCTGTAGCAGATTATGCGCGAGAGCGCCGATTAAAATCAGAAACAGACAAGCAAATTAAAGAGCTGGAAATAAATTTAGAAAACGCCAGCGTTTTGACCTCGCAGGAAAAGTCTCAAATTCAAGCTAGGGTTGTGCAGCAGTATAAAGGTAAAGACCTGCCTAAAAACTTTAAGGAATTAGTTGCGCAAGAAGAGCGCCAAGTAATCCAAAGCAAAACGCGGCGTATATTGAATGAGCTTGCAGAGCTAAAAGGCGAAGAGCCTTCCGAGCAAGAGCCGCAAACTCCTTTGCAAATTATTGAAGAAGCAATGAGTGTTAATCCTGGCAAAAGCAGAGAAGAAGTTATTAACGCTTTAATTAAGATTGGAGACTTGCCTTTTGATTACACACAAAAGGAAGAAAGCGAGGATTTAAGCGAAAGGGAAAAGCGTATGCAGGATCTAGGTCTTAGAGATAAGCGTATGCAAGAGCTTGGGAGGGGGTTTGCTGCCAGAATGGAGTCTTTGGGAACTAGACAGCAAAGGATGCAGGCTCTTGGCCCTAGAGAGCAACGCGAACCTTCTTTGTTTCGGTAAAAAATTTAGATGAGTAAATACTTAAATTTATTTGACGATTCCGCCGCCACGAGCAAGTATTCTAATTTATTTCCAAAAGAAGAAGACGCAGATTACTCTCCGGCAAGAGCCGCGACGATAGATTTTTTTGAGGCAGCTATTGGTGCTGGCGACGAGCTGGACGCAACAGTGCAGTTGCTTACTGGCGAAGCTTCAAATTGGAGTGAAGCTATCAATCGTTCTCGCGCAGAACTGAGAGCTTACGAAGAAGAAAACCCTAGCGCGTCGATGATTACCAGCGCAGCAGGGTTTGCTGCTGGCTTGTTTGTCCCTGGTGCGGGTATGGCGAAGATTGCTCAAGCGGGAACCAAGCTAGACAGGGCGTTAAAGGTCGGGACTTTGGGCGCAGCAGAAGGCGCTGTTTACGGCTTTTTGAGCGGAGAGGGCGACGAAAGATTAGCTAGTGCAGGCGTTGGTGCTGCATTAGGCGGAGCATTAGGTGGCGCTGCTGGAGCCTTTCTGACTAAAAACGCAGAAGAAGTAAAAAAGGCAGCAGCAAAGCTAAATGCTCAAAGAGATCCTAAAGGCCGAAAGTTCTTAGAGTCAGGGAAAGGCAGTCACATTGGCGGGGAAGATGGATTCGTTAATGTGGGCAAGGCAAAAGAGTCTAGCAGGCCAGGGGTTACATACGACACAAGCACCTCGGCTCGAGGCGCAAAAGATATACAGGATGACGCTTCTGTTATTCAGTCTCCATCAGGACAAAGCAAGACGGTTGACAACATATTCCTGAGCACTAGGAATTGGTTTGTTAAAAACGTAGGAGAGAGAGCTGCAAGGCTTGCTGAAGACTCTGAGCTGATGATACGAAGCGATCAAAGAGCTATTGATGAAATTTTTGACACGACCTTCCTGAATGCTGCAAAAGTTTTTGACGAGAACCGCTTGTTCAAGTCAGCAGCTTTGAGGATGAACAAGTCTATCAAAAAAGATCGGCGCATATCGTGGGAGGATTTTGGCAAAATAGCCAAGACCCCAGAAGAAAAAGCAATGGTTCGCAACCTTGAAGAGCAGGTTAAAACGCTTCAAGCGATGGATTTTGTTAAGCAACCAGATGTCGACTATTTCCCTACAAAAGCTTTGGTGGAGGCGGGTCAGTCGAAGCTTGGGGTGCTGCCTCCAGAGGCTTATGACAATCCTATTAAAGCACTGAAAGAATATGCTGAAGATGTCTCTGCTGCCAGAGCGCTTGCTGCTCGGTTTAACATTGACGTTTCAAGACTAAAAGCTCCAGACGAAAAGACGGGAGAAAGCCGTTTAAATGTTGTTATTAAAGCTATTGAGAAGGATGCTAAAAAGCAGGGGGCTACATCAGAGGTGGCGGCTAACCTAGCTAACGGCTTACGCTCACAGCTGATTGCTTCTAAGCAAGGCGGGAATACTGTTGGTGCTGTAGCTCGGCGCGTAACGTCTGCTGCCCTCTTGGCTAACCCAATGAACGCTATCCTAAACGTGATCGAAGGAGTCACCGCACCTGTTTACCAGAATGGTGTCAGCGCATGGGCTAAGACTCTGCCTAAAGCTATCCTTGCTACGCTCAATGAAAGCTTTGGCGTAAAGAATAAAAACTGGCTTTCAAATAAGGAGCTGGGCTTAGACAAAGACTTTATGGGAGAGGTTGCTAACACTGGCAAGAAAGCCATGAACGATGCGGCTGACTCTGTAAGCTTTTTGAAAGTCGGGGAGGACGTTGTTCGGGGAATAGATTTTGCCAACAAGGTTCTCTACAAGGTTTCAGGGGTTCAGACTGTAAACAGGATGGGCCAAGAGATCCTTAGCAACTCTGCCATACAGCGCGGGATTGACCTGGCAAAAGACGGTTCGGAGAAGTCTTTAGAAAAGCTCAGGAAGCACGACGGGATGAGGGGACTTACCGAAAGGGAGTTCCAGTCCACTGTAAAAGCTTTGCAAGCTAAAGACTTATCTAACCCGTGGGTTGTTAATTTCGCAGGCGCTTCGATGAATAAATGGCAACCCGTAAGCGCAAGCGCAATGCCCAAAGCTTTTCACGACAATCCAAATGGGCGCATGGCCTACAGCATGCTGTCGTACATGAACAAGCAGATGAACAGCCTGATAAACGATGTCGGGCAAAACATTATGAGGGCGAAAGACAAGGGCTTAAATACTAAAGAAGGGGCTGAGGCCGCAAAAGCTGCAATGTTTAACTCTGCAAAATACGCCGCGCTGTTTGGCGTTACTGCTGGTGTTTGGGATGACTTTAGAAAGACATTAGACCTGTCCAGAGACAGAGATCTTGAAGAGCTTATGACGCCAGAAGGGATAGCAAGCGCCACAATGAATCAGATTGCATCTAACATGAGCAGCGGAGTTCTGAACATTAGAGCAGAAGAGTATGGGGGCAGGCCTGTTGAGCTTATTCCTGCTCCCTTAGCTGCTGGTTTCGGCTTGGCAAGCGGCGTCTACGAAGCTGGCGAGGGGATGCTTACAGGAGAGCCTGATGCTGAACCGCTTTTGAGGGCCACTCAAACTTATGTCCCAGGCTTCTCAAACATTGACAGAGTTCTTCGCATGACAACCGGAGAGCGGTTGTTTGAAGACCTTATTGACTAACCCTCACAGTAAGGGTCAGCAGCCTCTAGCAGCTCGTCTACGTCTGGCAGAGCCTCCCTTTCCTCTGCGTCTATCAGGACACAGATAGTGTTGGTAAAGAACTCTAGCGCCTCTCCCCAGCCCTTACGGTGCTCTGGGTCTAGTCTGAGAGTATTCAGGTGTTCTCGTTTAAGATCCACCCTTCTCAGCAGTTTGTCTGCGTCCATCATCGCCTCCTATTGGGAGCAGTAATCCAGGATTACTTTGCAAGCATGACGTACTTCTTCTGACTCTGCGATCTCGCTATGCAATTTGCAAAAATGTACCACAACTTTCTCTTGAAAGTCTTGTCTAAGAATCTCATCTATCACTTTGATTTTCCACCTCTTTTGTCGCGCACCAGTACCCAACCTGGGCGTATCCGGCAATGTCTACCCACGTATCTTCGTGATCTGAGGAGTGCATCAATCTCGCGACCTTGAGCAACATCATCATTACAGCTGCGTCAGAGGGCGTTATAACATCGCTGGGAGACCCGCTTAGGTAAGCATTCCACAGGTCTGCAATCCTCTGATGGTTCGTATGGGGATCACCATAGACGTCTTGTCTGTCGCCATTGACTAACTCATCAGCCAGTTGATTGATTGATTCGGATTTTTTCAGCTTCTCCATGCGCTTCATTCCCAGATCAATCGCACACTCACCTCGCCCTGGGACGTACTCACAGTACAGCGGTGTGTCGCAGTCCTTGCATAGCTCAAACTTCTTTCCCTCAGACTTGGCGTTTTCCCATGACTTAATGTTGCAAAACCCCTCTGTCGAGCAGAATAGTGGCGACTTACACCCTTCGCAGGTTGGCTCTCCATTCTTTAATATGTAATCACTCATCATCTTTCTCCGCTTTGGCGAGGGCTTCACCCGTATCCCTGCTTAACCATTCGTGGTGGTATATGTCGCCTCTGTACTCCAGCCAAGATTTCAGTAACTCAACCAGCTCATCACGCTGACGCTCAAGGTCAGCGTACTTGTCTGCTCTGATGTAGGCGGTGGCCCCATCGAACGCAAAATTGCTCCAACCCCCACCCCTGCCATGTACTGTCTGGTCTGGGAATCTTTGCCCTTCCTGTAAGAAGGCTGTATCTGGCATATCACTCATCCGCATCACCCTTGGTTGTGGGCTGGATGTAGATATAAACGATGGTGACATCAAAGACTCGGTGTACTACTTTATACTCCTTGCCGTCATGCAAAATCACATGGTCACCTTTTGCAGGTATGTGGCTCTGACTCCTTCTCATGCCATACACTGACCTATCTAGTACAAAGTAAACGTCCATCACTCACCCCCTTGGGTATCTGGCCGGAGTCTGGATAGGGTTTCCCTATACTCTCTCGCAGCCACCGCGTGAAGCCATATCCTTTCTGGCATATCACTCATCTGTCTGCTCTCCTCGTATTCTATCTACATAGGCACCCAGACCATTGACTCTTAAAACGTCTAGAGCATTAAGAAGTTTCTCTTGTAGCACATCCCGTTCTGCCTT